TGTACCTGGATCTCCGTTGGAATCATACCATTGGTCTGGTTCACCTGGATCATAAGTATATTCTACTTCTACTGTTTCTCCTGTGTTTGTTATAAATTCCATATCACAAAAATCTTAGTGCTCCTCCGTCAACATAAACAAACTCTTGAGCACACTCAGTGCACTTAGCATTTGATTCATTGCGTAACAAAGTTGGCATGTTACAGTTAGGACAAGGTGTATCACCTTCTTCTATATATTCTTCTATTGCTTTTCTAGCATAACTGTGTATCATAGAGTCATGAACGCCACGGTATTCTAGTTCTTCTTGTTTCTCTATAAATAATTCTTTCATGCGTCCCATAGCTATATAGATTTAAATTCATCTCTCTTATTAGCTATCATTTGTCTTATAGTCATGCTATTTAAAGTGGCTTTGATTTCTTTAGCTCCATTGTTTTTTCCTACTAAATAAGAAATAAAGATTCCACATAGTGCTATGGTGGTGCATAAGATAATAATTAATGTTTCCATGATTTTGATTTTTTAAGGTTTATAGTATTTAATTTTAGTTGTATCAAAGTCTTTAAGGGCTTTTTCAACCCAGACTTCATCCTGTGTGCCTTTATAGCACAGTATATGGCATGTTGCAGTATCTGAAGGGTTTAACCTTAGAAGCCTTCCAATCCTCTGTGAGGACTTTCTTTCATTACCATATGCATGCATAATAATACCTTCTTTTAAGTTTGGTATACTTATACCTTCTGACAGCTGTAAGACGCATGATAGCTGATCTATTCTACCATCAGAAAACAATTCTAAATTATCTTCAGACAATTTATTACCAGAATGATAGCTATGCTTGCACAGCTTATCTGCTTGTTTTTGGGTATTTGCAAATATAATACATTTAGATCTTAGTTTAGTCACTAATGACTTAACATATAGCTCTTTAGTACTATATTCCATCAATGCTCTCATCCTCATAATAGCAGCGAACTGCTTTTGTTTGGGTGATTGAGCCTCTGCAACTCTTGAGCTTACATAATTATAATCTTTAAGTTCAGTTGTATACCAGTAGCCACCATTCTTCTTAGTCTTCTTCAACGTAGGTTTCTTAGATAGTTCTAACTGATGAACTATAATTCTATAATTATTTAAGATGTTAGAGTCTGTTGCTTGATCTACAGTAAACCTATATTTAATAGGGCAATATTTATTTACCATTACTGCTTTACTAGAGAAATCATCTTTCGGTGGAGTACCTGTCAATCCTAATATCTTACCAGTAAACTGTGATAAAAAGATTTCATGGCTTTCCAATAAACTATGACACTCATCTAAATAGACTATATCATAGTTATTTGGATTATGTTTCTTTAGTGATATGTAAGTAGTAAACGTTATATGTTTAATTAAATCTTGCAAGTTTAACTTTCCTAACTCATCTATCCAAGCTTGCGCTACTGAATGTTTGGGTATAACAACTAAAGCTTCTACTAATGGATTATAACAATATTGTAAGTGTTGTATTGCAATTCTTGTTTTACCTACACCCATAGATATACCCAATCCACATCTCTTATGTGCTTTTGCTACTTCAAGTGCTTGATTTTGTATTACATTTCTATTGGAAATAGTTTCAGAAGTATTTTTTGCCATAGTATTATTGTTATTGATAAAATGATTGTCCAAGCTACTATCTTAAGTAACCTATCTTTTTTATTTTGTTTCATTTCTCTTTGGTGTTAAAGGTGATCCCACAAGGACTCGAACCTTGAACCTACAGCTTAGAAGGCTGTTGCTCTATCCATTTGAGCTATAGGACCTGATCTTATAAATTAAACTTAAATCCTTTTTTCAGAAAAACCTAATTCTATAGCCTCTTCAGGATGCTCTTCTATATAATTATGACACGGTCTACATACTGATAGCCAAGTACTAACTGCTAAATGGTATTGCCCACGTCCTTTTTTATGATGAACATCAGTTGCTCCTCCATTACAACAATGTAATGCAGCTTCACACATTGGATTCTCTTCCATAAACTTACGCCTTAACTTAGAATAAGCTAAGTCTAAGATCTGCATCTTCTTAGATTTAGGGTTTATCCTCTTCTTGTTTAACGGCTTAGCAGTTGGACCTTTTGATTTGTACCAGCAACTCTTGCAATACCGGCTGCCTTTATCATTCTTCCAAATGAACTGCTCAGTATTGCAATTGTTACATAGTTTCTTCTTTTGTTCAATCATCCTTGTAAGGCTTGTTGATTAGCATTAGGTTTCAAAGTTAAATAGTTTTTAGGTAATAGACCTTTAGACATAAACAATAATATTACATCTTCATACTCTATATTTAACTCTTTGAAAGTCAACTTGTTGTGGTAGTCTTCTAAGACCTCATCACATGGAACTGATATAATAAATTCCATAGCAGGACCTGTAAAAGTTCTTGCAAAGAATCCATTAACTCTTTTATTAGTTATCATTTGTTTCCATGCATTGATTTCTCTTTGAGATCTTTTCCAAACTTTAGATATTCTCCTCTTCTTATCCCAATGTAACTTAGCAACTTCATCTTTTGTATAAACATTAAGCCCATGTAACACTCTCTTAAATAAGAAGTGCTGATAAGGATTTAACTTTTTATATTCAAATGAATTAATTATTGAGGCTGGATGTAATTGGTATTCTTCCAATATTCCATAATAGTGGTAACGTTGCAGTCGTTGAGATAGTAAGTTTTGACTTTCTTTTTGTTTTAGCTGGTTGATTTGTTCTTGAGATAGCATATGACATGTGGTTTTATGAGTTTAGAGATTAGTATAAGATATAAAATGAGAGAGGCTACTGCATGTACCCATCAGTAATTAATTCCCTATAGGGAAACCTCACGCATTCTTTAGAATTTTAGTTATAGTTCAAAAGTTTCTTCTTCAAGAACTTCTTCTTCAACTACTTCCTCAGCAACAATTTCTGTATTGTCATCTGATTTTTTCTCTGGATCTTCAAAGCCAAATGCTTCTGCGGCAGATACTTTAACATCTGCTGCGTTGCTTGTTTCAGAACTATTTGCATCCTTAATGTCTTGACCATTATTGTGTGCAATTAATACATCCTCTGCGGTAGCATCTGCTACAAAGAATGTTTTCCTATAAATAGGTTGTCCGTCAACAGCACATATGATGCCTGTTTCACCAGCTTTTTTGTAATCTCTATCAGGGTCATTCTTACTAAATGGCTCTAAAGATTCTTTAATAACAATTTTACCTGGTATTGAATCCATAGCTTCTAGTCCTAATTCTTTTAGGTCTTCTAGTTTACCGTGTAATAATGTGCTGATGTTTGATTTTTTAACCCAACCTCCATTACCAAATGTTACTCTGGTTTGTTGTAGTCTTACGTGACCGAATTCTGGATTTGAGCTAGATTGGCGTACAACATTTCCCATGTCATCCGCAAGGATGTTTACTTTACTTTGCATAATAAATTATTTTGAAATTAATAAATGATTGGAGTGCCTATCTATTAGACATCATCCGAGTGAAAATACGGGTCTTCCAGTTTTTCATAAGCTTCTATTTCATCAAGTCCTGGTTCATATTCTTGGACAGACTCTAATATCTCAGGATCTGTCTCTAATACAGACTTTCCTGAAAACTTATTGTAAAAGGGATCACCCACTTCTTTGGTATATGAAGTACTTAAGCCGTTAAGATCATTTACCTCTTGATCTGAAAGAGACAAATATTGTTCTATTGAACACTCAACTATTCTACCATTGGGTAACTGTATGATCATTTTATTATGTTAGTAACTCTAACAAAAATAAATAAAATTACAGCCCTAACTGGTTTAATAGATAAATGATTTGCTTAAATACTTAATTTAATAAGCATATATATAGCTAACGTTTCATTGTATTAGCAATTTTCTACCTATCCTTTTGATGAAATTCTTTGCTTTCAGTTCTTTTATCAATCTTTTGATAGTGCTTTCACTAACATTTAAGTCATTGGACAGTGTTGATATAGAAGGAAAACAAGTTCTTTCATTGTTTGCATAACATGCTAAAGCTGAATATAATGCTTTGGCCTGCAGTGTAATGTCTGGAGCTAATATAATATCACGCGATACTATACCATATCTATATTTACTTGACGGATCTTTCAATATGATCTCTCATGATTATCATTAATGCACGGTTATGATCTTTCTCATCATCCAGTACATCATCTTCAAATAGATACCTCCTGTTCATTTCTTTACCGAAGTAAGTCATTTTACCATTAGGTGTTTTATCTATAGAATGTTTAACTTTTAAATAGTTTTTATATTCACGTGTAAGTAGCTCCATGCTAATTTTTGCCATTATATATCTATTTTAGTTTGGTTAGGGTCTTCTATGATCTCTTCAAAGAATTCTAAATGACTTTTGTCATTAAACTTTGGTAAGTCAGATTTACTAATGGTCTTTAAATCAAAAGTATTAACTGTTTCTTCTTGAGTAATTACAGTATCATCTGACCAGACATAGACTTGTATTTTCATAGTACCGTAGTAAGGATTAAATTCCCCATCAGTACTCCATGAACCGTCTGAATTTACAATACCATAGACATAACCGTCTTCACTCATTAGTTTTTTGTCAATCATCACATCTCTATCATAATGCGAAGAGTATGACGATGGTTTAAAAGTTACATGATCACCCATTTTTAATGGCTCACGTTCTTTCTTTGCCAACACAAGAGTTATTAATGCACTTACAGAATGCTCAGGAAGCGATATTAGTAAGTCAATGATGTGTTTGCAATTCTTCCAGTTTCCTAGACCCTCAGAATTAATTAAGGTGCTTAAAACGTCTTTAATTGAGTCTTGGGCTATAGTGTATGTTTTTGTTTTCATTTTAAATTGGATTTATCTATTGATATAATAACCACCACCTCTATTTGTAGCTTTAGATGTACATTGACGTGATGATGAACAAGATTGTAGTAATAGCCCTGTAGTAAATAACAGTAGCATTAGGTAAACAAGTTTTTTTTTCATTTGATTAGATTTATAAAGACAAGATAGAGTAGTGTAATGTATTAGACCATTACGAGCTACTCAAATCTGTCTTCGGTTACCACTAAATAACCATTGTTTCTTAGCCTTAATATCTATTGTTATTATAGATATAATATTACTGGTATTGTTAGTGGGTCACTGGTGATACTTTTTATTTTCTTCTTGGTTGTACTTCAATTATTACAAAAGGTATTACAATTGTTACTGTAGGTCTCATAGCGTTTCTATCATAAGCGATACAAAAGCCTATTACTAAACCGGTTTCAAATGTAATCTGTGGTAATAACTTAGTAGTGCTTAATACGGCACTATAGAAGAAAGCATTGAATAGAGTCAACAGTGTTATTATACTCAACGCAACCATAACCATTAAGGGTGTATGTTCCCAATTGGTTATAACTAAATAGATACTAGATACTGATACAACTACTGGTAATACTATTACGAATAGAAGCTTAACGATGTACTTTAATATTTTTTTCATGATGGTTTTAATTTAGTGGATTTAATTATAAGTTTTTACATAAGATAGATAAGTTTCTATACTATCTCTTTGTTGTACTTCTATTATATCATGTTCAATAGCCAAGTGCTTAAGATCATCATTACGATCAAACGTTTTTTCTATTAGATCATTTAATGGATGCGTTAAGTCTTTTTCTTTGATACGATATATCTTATGACCAGTACTAAATGTTAGTATGTCATCTTCATTGTACAATACTACGCCTATCATAGACTTGTATTGCATAATGGATTGTGGTTTAAGAATTATTGTTCTTTGCATGTGGTTTTAAATTTAGTGGTGATTGCAATATTGCGGGTAATATGATACTATTCCTATAGAGAGAGAGACAACATATACTCTTGTTGCAATAACGTGAGTATTAGTTACACTCGTCTTGGTGTTAGCTATATATAATAATAAGGGTGATGATATTTATTTGAGTGGTAGAAAGTGGTAATATGTGGTATATGAGAGGTCATATTCATTTTGTCACACACACTTGAATATAAATTACTTTTTAATAAACAATTAAGCAAGTAACTGCAATTATTAGCTTGGGAGCAGACAGAAGCGACTGAAAGGAGCAGCTGAAGAGCAGATAGATAGGAATGACCGGTTATTTTCCATTGTTCCTGTCTAAAAGTATGAGTTCAAGTAACAATCAAGTAACAGTAAGAGGAGAGTTGTTACACCCTCCTCCGTTATGTTATACAGCCTCAACCCATCTCAGAGTTGTTGGCTCTTTGGTTACCATATCCATGACGAAATTGTCAGTCATTTGGAATCCTTCCATCTCATCTCCTACGTTAAGCGTTTGCTTAATAGCAGCAATGGTTGGATGGTCAGCTTTCATAGTCTCTCCAGTTTCAGGGTCCATAAGGCTTAAGACGCCAAAGGATATGTCACTGTTGCTACGTGTTGCCACAGGCATCCCTGCCAGTGTTGTTACCTTGTTGCTCAGTGCAGAAGATGATACGATTACTGTTGCGCTGTTTCTTGCAGCATTAATGTTTACTTTTCTAAAGAATACACTCATAATATTAAGAATTAAATTAAGTTAACGGCGATTACTTACAGGGGGTACCCTCGCGCCAAAAATTTGCTGGGGAGTAGAAGCATAGGACCTCTCACCTATGCAATACACACTATTTTTTTTGGTAGGAAAAATTTTTTTTTGGTTACCCTTGTTTGTACGTATGTGGATTTTTTCTTTTAAATAAATAATAAATTTTGTATATTGTCTTAAAGAGATAGTTATTACTATTTTAATAAAAGAGATAATTAGTATGGATAATAATGATGCAAGTGACGACTTTATGAAAGAGATCAGAAAAGCAGAATTACAAGGTGAAATATTAGCTGATGCTTTTGACAACTCTTATAAATTATTAATTAAGGCCATAAGCTTTGATGAGATGATAGAAGACAAATATAGAAATGATTTAGATGCTGTATTAGCATTTGACCCTGAATTAGGACCAGCTTTAAGTGAGCTTGAGAATATGATTGATTTTTATATCCAAGAGGAGGATTATGAGAAGTGTGCTAATCTTCGTGATATTATGCATATTAAATTTCCTCAAAGTATAAACTTAGGGATAGAAGATTGATTATGGCAACAAAAAAGAAAAGTACTGTAAATAGTTCGGGAAACTATACTAAACCAGCAATGCGTAAAAGATTATTCAATTCTATTAAGGCAGGGGGGAAAGGTGGAGCACCTGGGCAATGGTCAGCACGTAAAGCACAAATGCTTGCTAAACGTTACAAAGCAAATGGTGGCGGTTATAAATCTAAGAAATAATGAAAGACTTTACTTTAAATTTAGGTAATATAATTTGGATCATAGGTATTATATTTACTATGGGTATTGCATATAGTCAGATAGCACAACTATCAGATGATATGGTAGTACTAGAATCTAGGTTAGAAAAGAAAATCAAAATGATTAATGAGTCGGAAGATAAAATTGTAGCATTAGAAAAAGATATTATTAGACTTGAGCAGTTTCAATGTAAACATAATAAGTAATGGCTTTACCAAATAAAAAAACTAAAAAAAAATCATCTTGTTGGGTAGGTTACGTTAAAAAAGGAGTGAAGAAAAAAGGAAATAAGACGGTAAATAACTGTGTGCGTAAAAAGACTAGGTAATGGCAAAGACTAAACAACAAAAAAGTCTTACTAGGTGGACAAAGCAAAAATGGACAACTGCATCAGGAAAGAAAAGTTCTGAGACAGGTGAAGTATATGCTCCAAAAAAAACTATTGCTAAACTAAAGAGTACAAAAAAAGGTAAGGCTAAATTAGCAGCAGCAAATAAAAAGAAAAGAGCTGCAAGAAAAAAAGGTAAACAACATGCTAGTCATGGATTACACAAAGGAAAAAAACGTTAAATAAAAATAATAAAATGGGAACAATATTACAGGACATGATGGGAATGCTTTCAAGAAAGAAAGTAGTAACACCAAGAACAGATGATTATATTACAATAGCAAGATACGCTGGCGCTCAAGAAAGAATGAAACCTCATCCAAAAGTTGAAACAGAACTTGTTACAATGGGTGCTATTAAAACATTTGTTAATACACCTATAGATCAGGAAGTAAAACTAACTCCTTTTGCTGTAGTTGCGGGAAGTGGTGGTAGTTCAACAATGCCAAGCAATTATAATTTAATTGATATATCGTGGGATGGATTAGGAAATGGAACATATACCTTAAATCTTCCTACAGCAGCTTCAATGAAATACAGAAATATACGTATTATTACTGATGGCACATTAGATAACGGTGCACAAGATAAAATAGATGTTACACCAACTGGATCTGAAACAATTGATGGAGCTGCATCATTTGAAATATCTAAAAGATATGAAGGTATATCTATCTGGTCAAATGGTACAGAATGGATTATTATACAAGCTAAAGCTCACTAAGAATGGCAACACCTAGAAAGGGAAAAGCGAAAGTCAAAGTAACAGCTAGCGGTAAGAAAGTTAGTTACGGTCAGGCAGGCAAAGCTAAAGGAGGAGGGCCAAGGGTAAAACCTGGTACCTCCAAAGGTGATAGCTACTGTGCTAGAAGTTTAGGTATTAAGAAAAGAGTATCTAAGAAAAAAAGAAATGATCCAAACACCCCGAATAACTTATCTCGTAAACGTTGGAAATGCTCTGGAGCTAAATCCAAAAAGAAATAATTGGCATTAAACTTTTTTTAGTTAAACTATTTATATATATTTGTATAACGTTTAATTAAAAAACTTTACAATGGCACAAACCAACTTACAAGAAAAAGAACCAAATCTTAGCAAAGAAGAACTTAACGCTAGGAGAGAAGAAATCACCGCTTTTTACAAAGACAACATCCAGCATTTAAAGATCCAAGCTGAATATGAAACACTATTAGCTGATATAGAAAAAGCTAGAGCAGAGCGCATGCAAGCTCAGATGTTTATGTCCCAACAATATGCTGACCAAAAAGAAGGTGGCGTAGCATCAGATTCTGAAGAAGCAAAAGCTTTTAAAGAAGCTATGGAGAATGCAGCAAAAAATATTGACTAACTTAAACTCAATATTATGCTACTCAAAAAAGGAGACAAAAAAGTTAATGTAAGACATCTGCAAGCTAAATTAAATATTACGCAAGATGGTGATTTTGGTCCACTAACAGAAAAAGCTGTTATTAAATACCAATTATCTAATGGATTACCTGTAACAGGAATGGTTGATAGTGATATGTGGGTATTACTATTTAACAAACCATATAGTGAAGAATTAGGTATAGATGAAGATACTGATATATCTTTAAACTACTTCACAACCAATTATGATCAATTAATTCATAAGCACTATTTACCAGAAGGTGAATATATAAAAGGCCCAATCAAAAACGAATATATATTTCTACATCATACTGCAGGTAATGCTAATCCTTACAGATGTATTGATCACTGGGGTAGAGATAAAAGAGGTAGAATAGCAACAGAATTTGTTTTAGGTGGAATTAACCATAGAAACGGTGATGATGAATATAACGGTGTTATGGTTCAAGCATTTCCTGAAGGAGGTCAAGCATTTCATTTAGGTAGAACTCAATCAGGTTGGATGAACAGACATTCAGTAGGTTTAGAAATTTGTTCTATGGGTTATTTAGACAATGATTTAAAAACTTATGTGGGATCTCGTTGTCAACCAGAACAAGTAATGGAATTGAAAGAACCATTTAGAGGTTATTTAAATTATCATAAATATTCTGATGAGCAAATTAAAGCAACTGAAAAATGGATACGTTATGTTGGTGAAAGAGATGAGATTGATATTAGAGTAGGTCTTAAAAAATATATACAAGCTTATGGTCCAACAAAAGGATTTGGATTTCAAATTAGTGCTTGCTTAGGAGAAGTTAAAGGATTATTAACACATACTAATGTTAGAAGAGGTAAATCTGATTGTTATCCAGATCCTAACTTAGTTGATATGATATTAAGCTTATAGATATGGCAATAGTAAACAAAGTAGATTTTAAATTAAAAGTGGGAATAAATGATTCAATAAAATATCAGATATTAACTTATTGTTTTTTTACAAAAACATTAATAAGTAATTCTGATTTAGATTTCTTAGCTGTACTTGCTAAAAATCCTAAAATAGAAATATCTAAATTTTGTATTTTATTAACTGAATTAAATATTTTTAAAAGTGCTCAATCAGCTAGAAATGCAATATCAAAAGCTGAAAAAAAAGGATTGGTTAATAAAAATGGTAATAATAAAAAAACCATAGACTTAAATAAAGATATTAATGTTCAGTCTGATGGATTAGTATTATTAGACTATAAAATTTTAGGAAGTGAATCCCAAGAAACATAAAGATTTTACAAATGGTATTGCTGAGCAAGTAGGAGTTCATCAGCAAGTAGTAGATGATTTTATAAGTTTCTATTATAGTAAACTAAGAAAGAAATTATCTAAACTTGCTTATCCTAGAATAAATGTAGATGGTTTAGGAACTTTTGAAATAAGAAAGGGTAAACTTGAAACAGCAATAAAGAAAAACAAAAGCATGTTAGGTAACATTGCTAAAAGGACATATAACGGTTATGCAAAAAGTGAAAACATAATTAAAGACATAAAAGAAATGTCTGATGCACTTAACAAAATTGAAGAAGCTAAATTAAGAAAAAAAGAATTTAAAAGTAAGAAGAATGAGTAAGCCCTGGAAGAAGTATACGGATGCTTTTAAAAACATTGATAAAATTGCAGAAGGAATCAAAAATAATCTATTTAAAAAAGAACATGTTGAAGCAGTAGCTACAAGTAGATTTCAAGTATGTATTAATTGTTCTTTATTTGATGCAAAAGGAACTGATTGCTTAGCTCCTGGTACTCAACCTTGTTGCTCTGATTGTGGATGTAGTTTAGCTTTTAAAGTAAGATCGTTATCTAGTGAATGCCCTAAAGGTTATTGGAATTCATTAGTATCAGAAGAAACTGAAGAATTAATAATTAAACAAATAGGATCAGATGGAAATAACAATTAATTATATTTATCAAAACAATAGTACACCAATGACAATTAACAATAAAGAAAGTTATTGGTATACATCAACAACATTTTAATTATGGCAATAACATTTAAAGAAGAAGGTCATATATACGAAAGTAATGATCAAGACAAAATAAACTGGACAAGTGTAACATCCTTTATTGGAATGTTTAAACCTAAATTTGATAGGGAAGGTCAAGCCAAAAAATCTTCTAAAAATAAAAGATCTAAGTGGTATGGTATGACACCAAAAGAAATACTTACTGCTTGGGATAATGAAACTCAAAGAGCTATTAAATTAGGAAATTGGTATCATAACCAAAGAGAAGCAGATATGCTAGACTTTAAAACTATTGAACGCAATGGAACAGAAGTACCTATTATAAAACCCTTATTGACAGAACAAGGTGTAAAGTTGGCACCAGTACAAAAACTAAAAGAAGGGGTTTATCCTGAGCATATGGTTTATTTAAAATCAATGGGTTTATGTGGACAGGCAGATTTAGTTGAGGTTGTAGATGGTTATATTAATATCCATGATTACAAAACAAATAAAGAAATAAAAGAAAAAGGATTTACTAATTGGGAGGGTATTACAAATAAATTATATAAGCCTTTAAATCATTTAGATGATTGTAATCTTAAGCATTATAACTTACAATTGAGTATTTATGCGTATATTATTAAAAAGCACAACCCTAAATTAAAGATAGGAAAGTTAACAATTCAACATGTTAAATTTGTTACAGTAGGAGAAGATAGTAATGGTTATCCAATTACAAAAGTAGAGAATGGTGAACCGGTTTTAGAAGAAGTAAAAATATATGAACTACCATATTTAAAAGATGAAGTATCTTCATTAATGATGTGGCTTAAAGATAAAAATTAATGGCATCAATACAATTAACACAAGTTTTTTTAGAAGTAACAAATCCTCCTAATCCTTTAGAACCATTGTTTGTAATACCGGGTAGTGCAAACTTAATAGCAATAAACCCTACTCATTTAGTTGGTGTTGGATCAGTATTCACAGGAAACGGAGTTAATATTGATGTACGTCAAATATATGTAACAGGCGGAAGTATATCACCAATGTATGTTAGTGATAGTTATGCTACAGTAAAAGCTTATATTGACGCATTACCTTAAAATATAAAAAACATGATAGTAAGATTATTTGATATACAAAATAATAAAGTTATACCTTCTGAACATTGCTATGCTTTACCATTTCTTAAAAAAATAATGGATACTTATCCTGACACTTATATGCAGGTGTATCAATATATATTTTATTTAAGTTGTCCGGATCCAGATTTAAATCCATTTTTTAATCTTCCTGAACATGAAAAAGAAGATATTATTATAGAAGAGATAGGACTTGAAGAATCACCAGAAGACGGTAAGATAAGATATGCATTAGATATGTGTAAGCAGATGTATGAAACACCCACATACAGGGCGTACGTAGGTATTAAAGCTATGTTAGACAGATTAGCTAAGTATATGGAGGTAACCCCTATTGAACACGGTAGAGACGGTAATATGAACTCTATGATTAATGCTGCTGCTAAATTTGAACAGATAAGACAATCTTATAAAGGAGCATTTACTGATATGAAAAATGAACAGGAGAGTTCAGTACGTGGAGGAGCAGGATTAGCTTATGATCAAATATGATAAATAACAAAAAAGAAACCAAATGGCATTTCTGCTATTGGGATGAACCAGAATTTAATAATACAAAAAAAACTAACAACGATGGCACAACAAGTAATACCAGTAGGAAAGAAACTTTTGATCAAACAAAAGGCAGCAGAGACAATGACTAAATCAGGTTTTATTTTACCTGATATGGCAATTAAAAAAGAATGTATAGGTACTGTAATTGGTATAGGTCAATCTGTAGAAGAAATTAAAATTGGAGATGTTGTTCAATATACTGAACATTGTTTACCTACATCAATGAAACATAATGAGGAGGAACATTTACTTATTCAAGAAGGAGATGTCTTTGCAATTTTAGTTGAAGTAGCGAATGTATAAAACCGTTCCTACATATACAAATGGGCAATGGACAACAACTGAGTTTGAAACAGAAGAATTATTTATAGAATACATATTATCTATATTTAAAGAACCCGGTTTATATGGCTTTTCTGATATAGCTTTTGAGTTTAATAAAGAAGCTAAATCATTTAATACTCAAGGGTTTTATTGTAATGCTCCTTTTAGATCTAAAGATTTTACAAATTATTGGGAAGATCAAAAAAATAAATGTAGAAAAGGAGTAATATATAATGATAATGGTAAAAGTTTTTTTTTAACCAGAGATTATTACATGTGGTTAAACTTTTTACCAATTTTTGATAAAGAAGAAAAAAAGTATGGATTTGCAAAAGTAAGAGATGCTCAATATCACATGGCATTATATGAGTTATTAGCTGAGCTAAATAATCAGCATTCAGCAATACTTAAAAAACGTCAGATAGCTTCTTCTTATTTTCACATGGGTAAAATTATTAACACCTATTGGTTTGAAGAAGGTTCTATTTGTAAAGTTGGAGCATCACTAAAAGATTACATTAATGATAAAGGTTCTTGGAAGTTTTTAGATGAATACAAAACTTTTCTTAATGAGCACACCGCTTGGTATAGACCAAGCAATCCAGAAAAGGTATTATTGTGGCAACAACAAATAGAAGTTAAAGTAAACAATAGAAAAACAGCTAGAGGTTTAAAATCTAAAATCCAAGGGGCATCATTTGAAAAAAATGCAACAGCTGGTGTAGGGGGACCTACCACTTATTTTTTCCATGAAGAAGCGGGTATTGCACCTAAGATGATGCAAACATATGAATACTTACGTCCCGCAATGTCTTCTGGTATGATGACAACAGGTATGTTTATTGCAGCAGGATCGGTTGGAGATTTGCAACAGTGTAATCCCTTAAAGGATATGATACTAAATCCTAAAGCAAATGATATATATGCTGTAGAAACAAATCTAATGGACGCTGATGGTACAATTGGTATGGCAGGATTGTTTATTCCTGAACAGCATTCTATGCCACCTTATATTGACAAATATGGCAACTCTTTAGTTGAAGAAGCCGTTAAAGCAATTATAGAAGAAAGATCAAGGTGGAAAAATGAATTAAATGGAGAGCAATATCAGTTAAGGATTTCACAAAAGCCTATGAATATTGCTGAGGCTTTTGCATACAGAAAAGAATCTATTTTTCCTCAAGGAATTTTAAGTAGACAGCAAAAGAGAATAGAGGAAAAAGAATACCCTTATGAGCTAATAGAACTAGACAGAAATGAGAAAGGAATATTTGCTAAAAGAACAAATAAACTTCCAATCAGTAAATTTCCTGTAGACAAAAAACAAATTGATAAAACAGGAACAGTTGTGGTATGGGAAAGACCAATTAAAAGTCCGGAGTTTGGAGCATATTATGCGTCTATTGATCCCGTGTCAGAAGGAAAGACAACAACCTCTGATTCTTTATGTAGTATTTTTGTATATAAAAATGCAATGGAAGTTATAAGAACTACCGAATCCGGTGAAGTTGAACAATTTATTGAAAAAGATAAAGTAGTGGCAGCCTGGTGTGGTAGATTTGATGACATAAATAAAACTCATGAAAGGTTAGAATTAATTATAGAATGGTACAATGCCTGGACATTAGTTGAAAATAACATATCTCTTTTTATTCAGCATATGATTGCTAGAAAAAAACAAAGATATTTAGTACCTAAACAACAAATTTTATTTTTAAAAGATATTGGATCTAATAAAACGGTATATCAAGAATATGGATGGAAAAATACAGGAACTTTATTTAAGAGTCATTTAATATCTTATGCAATAGAATTTTTAAGGGAAGTAACAAATGAGGAGACTGATATAAATGGTGTAGTAACAGATCAAACATTTGGTGTAGAAAGAATACCTGATCCAATGCTAATAAAAGAAATGTTAGCTTATTATCCTGGGTTAAACGTAGATAGATTAGTTGCATTTGGTGCATTAATAGCATTTGTAAAAATACAACAGTCTAACAGAGGATATACTAAAAGACGTGAATCAGAGGGTAAATCTTTGGTAAACTCAGAAAATTTGTATAAATTAAAGTATAGTCCGTTTAAAAATATTGGGCGTAGTTCAACATCCAGAACTAGCAGGCCTAATAGATCAGGATTTAAAAATATTAAATAGATTCATCTAAATAAAATACGTAATGAAAGTATTAAATGCAATGCAGTTAAAGAATGGTGCCAAGGCTGAAGGAGGCCCTACGTATTCAAGCTTAACACAACCAGTACAGTTTTTACCTTCTTCAGAAAAAACTGATGATTGGGCGGCATGGAATTTAGATTGGCTAGAACTACAAGGTGTAGAATTTTTAAGATCAAATGCTAGAAGACTTTTAAAAAATTATAAGTTAGCAAAAGGTATTATTGATAAGTCTGATTATATAGTAGAAGAAGACAATGATTATAAAGATATGATGGATGTTTTAACAAAGGAAAATGATTCTGCGTTAGAACTTAAGTTTTATCCAATTGTTCCAAATGTAATCAATGTATTAACTGGTGAATTTAGTAAACGTTATAACAAAGTACAATTTAGAGCTGTTGATGACAAATCATATAATGAAATGTTAGCTCTTAAAAAAACACAAATAGAAGACACTTTATTAGCTGATGCAGAAATGCAATTAGTTCAAAAAATGATAGAAGCTGGAATGGATCCAGCATCTGAAGAAGCACAACAACAACTATCACCTGAAAATTTAAAAACACTTCCTGAGATAGAAGACTATTTTAGCAAGTCTTACAGAAGTAGTATAGAAGAATGGGCAACTCACCAGTTAAATGTGGATGAGGAAAGATTTAAAATGCATGAGCTAGAAGAAAGAGGGTTTCGTGATATGCTTATTTCTGATAGAGAGTTTTGGCATTTCCGCATGTTAGAGGATGACTATGATGTAGAGTTATGGAATCCAGTATTAACATTTTATCAAAAATCACCAGATCAAAGATATATAGCTGACTCTAACTATGTAGGTAAAGTTGACCTAATGACCGTATCTGATGTAGTAGATAAGTATGGTTATTTAATGGATGAAAAACAACTATCATCTTTACAAAGAATATACCCAGCACGTTCTGCACAATATCAAGTTAATGGTTATCAAAATGATGGATCATATTATGATGCTACAAGATCTCATGAGTGGAATACAAATATGCCAGGCTTAGCATACAGACAGTATACAAGTAATTACATGGCAGATCCAGTAAAAGGAGGAGATATACTTACTCAAATACTTTCTCAAAGTGAAGATCTTGAACAATGGGGAGATGGTAACTTAATGAGAGTATCTACAATTTATTGGAAGACTCAAAGAAAAGTAGGTCACTTAACTAAAATAGAATTTGATGGTGAAGTAACTCAAGAAATAATAGATGAATCATTTAAAATAACTGAAAAACCAGTTTATGATACATCAATATTTAAGAACAAATCTAAAGATACATTACTTCAAGGTGAACATGTTGAATGGATTTGGATAAATGAAACATGGGGTGGAGTAAAAATTGGCCCTAATGTACCTGCCATGTGGAGAACTACAATGGATGACAATGTTAACCCTATATATCTAGGTATTAATAGAGATAAACCAGGTAGATTACCTTTTCAATTTAAAGGTGAAAATTCTTTGTATGGTTGTAAACTACCCGTAGAGGGTAGAGTATTTTCTGATAGAAATACTAGATCAACATCTTTAGTAGATTTAATGAAAGCTTATCAAGTTGGATACAACATGGTTAATAACCAGATTGCGGACATTTTAATAGATGAATTAGGAACAGTAATAATGTTTGATCAGAATGCTTTACCACGTCACTCAATGGGAGAAGATTGGGGTAAAAACAATTATGCTAAAGCATATACTGCTATGAAAGATTTTAGCATGTTACCTTTGGATACATCTATTACTAATACAGAAAATGCTACAAACTTTAATCACTATCAGACTCTAAACATGGAGCAGACTAGCAGATTAATGTCTAGAATACAATTAGCAAATTACTTTAAACAACAATGTTTTGATTCTATTGGTATTAATCCACAACGATTAGGTGGAGCTGTATCTGCAGAAACTGCAACAGGTGTAGTAAATGCTATGCAACAATCATATGCACAAACAGAAATATATTTTGTACAACATTCAGATCATTTAATGCCTAGAGTGCATCAAATGAGAACTGACCTAGCTCAGTATTATAATAGTACTAATCCAAGTCTTAGATTATCTTACATCTCTACAGAGGCTCAGAAGGTAAATTTTACTATGAATGGTACTGATCTATTACTTAGAGATTTTAATGTATTTGCAACTACTAAAACTAATCACAGAGCGGTTTTAGAACAACTCAAGCAAATGGCATTAACTAACAATACTACAGGAGCATCAATTTATGAGCTTGGTAATATTGTTAAAGCTGATTCAATATCTGAAATAACAGATATCTTAAAAGACTCAGAAAACAGACTTGAGCAACAAAGAACTCAAGATATGCAGCAACAACGTCAAATGCAAGAACAACAACTTAAAGCTAAAGCACAAGAAGATCAGCAAAAGCTTCAGGTTGAGATGCAAGAAAACGCCAAAGACAGACAAAATGATATTACTATTGCTGAGATTAGATCCGCAGGTTTTGGAGCACAAGTAGATATAAATCAAAATCAAGTATCTGATTATCAAGATGCAATGAAAGATATTAGAGAAACTACAAGGTTCCAAGAACAAACAAATCTTAAGCGTGATGAGATGGCAATGAAAGGTAGTATGGAATCTGCAAGACTTCAAGTTGAAAGAGAAAAAATTGCAGCAACAAGAGATGTTGCAAACAAAGATCTACAAATTGCAAGAACTAATAAAAATCAATACGATGTTAAAGATTCTAAAAAATCTGATAAGAAATAATTGACGTTAGCTATATACTGCAAAAAACTTTGCATAAATGTAAAATAATAAAAGTTTATCTATTGTAGTATAGCTAAACTTTTATTATATTGTATATATAAGTACTAAATATTAAAACCAACAATATTATGAATACAAAAGAAGCTGCTGTGAATAGCAATGTAGAAACATTAGATATTAACTTAGATGAGATCTTTAACGGTGCTCCAAGTGCTGGTGATGTAACATTACCTGAAGAAAGTAAATCTAAAACTAATATTTTATCTGGATTAAATAAAAAAGCTGATTTTTCATTTGCAGATGTAGATGAAGATGGTGTAGATGATCTAAGTAAAAAAGAACCTGCGAAAGCAGAAACTGAAGAGACTAAAGATTTAGAAGATGCTTTGCCAGAAGCTAAAGAAGAAGTAAAAGAAAAAAAAGAAACAAAAGAAGTAGAATCAGCTAATGATATTTTAGATGCATTAGATGATGAGACTGAGGAAGATGTAGAGAAGAAAGAAAAAAGAGGTAGAAAGTCTATTAATGGTATATCTGATGTATTCAGTAAACTTATTAAAGATGACAAGATTGTACCTTTTGATGACGAGAAATCATTGGAAGATTACACTGCAAAAGATTGGGAAGAATTAATTGAAGCTAATTTAGAAGAAAAAGCTAATCAAGTAAGACGTGAAACTCCTAAACAGTTTTTTGCAAGTTTACCAGAAGAATTACAAATTGCTGCAAGATATGTTGCAGATGGAGGAACAGATATTAAAGGTTTATTTAATACTTTAGGTAGTGTTGAAGAAACAAAACAATTAAGTCTAAAATCTGAATCAGATCAAGAAACAATTATTAAAGAATATTTAGGTGCAACCGGATATGGAACATCAGATGAAATAGCTGAGGAAATAGAAATCTGGAAAGACTTAGGTAAGCTTGAAAAGCAAGCTGCTAAGTTTAAACCTAAGTTAGATAAGATGCAAGAAAAAATTGTTGTTAAAAAGCTTGAAGAACAAGATTTAAAAAAGAAACAACAAGAACAAGCATCTAAAAAATATATGTCAAGTGTGTATGAAACACTTAAAGAAGGTACTTTGGGAGATATCAAAGTAGACAGAAAGACTCAAGCCATGTTATATAATGGTTTAGTACAACCTAGTTATCCTTCAGTAAGTGGTAAGAATACAAACTTGTTAGGGCACTTATTAGAAAAGTATCAATTTGTTGAACCAAATTATACATTAATTTCTGAAGCATTATGGTTACTTCAAGATCCTGAAGGATATAAAGCAAAAATAATGGATAAGGGAGCTCAAAAAAGTGTTGAACAAACTGTAAGAAAATTAAAAACTGCAGCAGCTAGTAATAGTTCAGCATCATTGGGAATACAAGAAAAAGAAAATACTAAAAGAAAACCAGCAGGAAAAAAATTACCAAGAACCAACAACATTTTCAAACGAATTTAATTAAACAATTAAATATAAACAATAATTATTAACAACAAAAACAAGTAAAAATTATGGCAACTCCAGTATTAAATAATGGGATTTTCCTAAGAGATACAAGCTACAAGGCTAGTTCTCATGTTGATTCTTACCACCTAACACAGATGCTCGGTAACGCTGAGCCTATGGATATGGGACCAGTTGATCTTTGGGCTATGACCCAAAAGGTAGAAATGCCTTTGTATCAAATGGCATCATTTGGAGGAAAGAATACTATCATGGTGGACAATGCACGTGGTGAGTACAAATGGCAAACTCCTATTGCACAAGACCTACCTTATATCATTGCTGATATAGAGGCGGCTAACACAAGTAAAGGTGTAGATGGTACAACTTTTAAAATTAAAATTTCCAAAAGAACTTTTGGTCATGGTGATATTATCACTTATGATAAGTACAATGGATTAGAACTTTACATCACAGCTGATGATATTATCCCAGCAGGTGACGGTTTTATTTACACTGTTCAATTGGTAAACAACAACAACGCAGCTAGCTTAGACAATAAGTATTTAGCTAAAGGTACAAAGTTCTTCAGAAAAGGTTCTGCAAGAGGTGAGTATGGAGAGCGTTTTTCTGACATTGAAACAGGATCTGGTTTCCGTGAATTCTACAATTTTGTAGGTGGAGCAGAAGCACATGTACATTATTCTATTTCTAGCCGTGCTGATCTTATGATCAAAGGTGGTTTGAATGCTGATGGTACTGTACCAGTAACTGAGATTTGGAGAAACTTTAACACTGATCCTAACAATCCATCAGTACCTAGTATTGAAGGACTTGTAGCAAACATGGGTAAAGCAGGAGCTAGAGAAGCATTTGAAAATGGAACTCTTACAAGAACTTTCATTACAAATATGGAAGCAGCTCACTTATCTAAAATTGCAACGGATATTGAAACTTACCTAATGTGGGGTAAAGGTGGTAGAATTAAGCAAGATGGACCGGATGATATTAGATTATCTGTAGGTTTATGGGCACAGTTAGATAACTCTTTCAAAAGAGTATATAACAAGTCTTCATTTACTCTTGACATGTTTAAGTCTGAACTTTACAACTTCTATCAAGGTAAAGTTGAATTTAAAGGGCCAGACCCACAAAGATCACTTGTTGTACAAACAGGTATTGCAGGAATGCAGTTGATCAACAAAGCTATTGCTGATGAAGTATATGGTTCAGGTCTAGTTCAAAATGCATCAGATATCGGAGCTGTTAAAGGTTCAGGTATGGATTTAGATTATGGTTTTGCTTACACAAGCTTTACTATTCCTTTCTTAGCTAACGTTAAGTTTGTATTGAATCCTGCATTTGATAATTTAAATACTAATGACATTGAGAATCCATTAATTGATGGACGTCCTCTAAGTTCTTATAGCTTTATTATCTTTGATGTAACAGATGAAGGAAATGACAACATTCACTTGTTGAAACTTTCTTGGGATAATCAACTTAAGTGGTTCTACCAAAATGGTACTATGGACTACATGGGAAGAACTCAAGGTTTTGCTTCTACTGGAAACTTCAATGGTTACCGAGTTATGATGACTCAAACGATGCCAGCTATTTGGGTTAAGGATCCAACTAAAGTTCTTAAAATTGTAATGAGAAACCCTGTTACAGGAGGATCATTCTAGAACTAAATAATTAAAGGGGAGGGGTTAATCTTCCTCCCTTTTTATTTTAATCTTTAAAACAAATAATTATGGGACTAGATATAAAGTTAGCAAATAAAACATATGAATTTTCAAATTCAAGTGTGTCTAAAATAATCTCTTCAAAATCAGTTGGGAAAGATATATTAGTCAGAGACTATGCAGATAATGCAGCAGCAGTTGCAGCAGGATTAGTTAAAGGTGATCTATATCATTCCACAGGAGATTTGAAGGTTGTAGTATAATAAAAGTCAAAAACTTTAGCAAGATTAAACATCTTGCTTTAGAAATTATTAATATATAAAATGTACATTAAATATGTACCTTTGATTTTGTTAAATTATTAATTTTAAAACCAAAAAAAACAATGAGCGATTACACAATTGTAGAAAAGTATCAACAAGGAAAAAGTGCAACTATTGCAGTGCGTCCTTTTTTTAGCCCTAACAAAGAAAACATGGGGTTAGAACAATATGGTTTATCACTCCATGATGGAGTATACCATGAAGAAAATTTAGCATGTTTAGAAATGAATGGTGTTAAAAGATATATAACTGGATTAAATGAATTTGATCCTAAAGTAAAAATGCTTTCTAAAGATGAAAAGAAAAAGAAAGTTAAAGAAATTAGAGAAGTAGTAGCTCAATTAGAAGCAGAATTAGCAGCTAATGTTGTTGATCCAAATGATAAAGATTTTTGGAACAAGTTAACAATTATGAAGCCTGACAATTCTAAGTTTTGGGATAAAATAAGTTTAAGGTGTGGAAATGATCCTGTGTTTTTAGATCCGGATACAGATCCATATGATTTAATTAAATTACACGCAATAAATGCAGGTGGTTTTTCAATTGTAGCTAAATCATTAAGAGAGGCTAAAGAAATGAATAATCCTCCTAAATTTTATTTAGATACAGTTCAAGAAAGTTTAAGTACACGTACTGAATTAAGTAAGATTAAAAACAGAGCATTAGTTGAATTACAAAAAATGTATGATTCTAATACTGCTAAGTTAATTTATGTTGCAAAAATATGTGACGTTGATAGTGTACAATATATTAAGTCTACACCTAATGATATTCTATATGAAAATATGGATAATTATATTAATGGGTTTGGAGCAGAGTCTTCTAAGAAAAAAGCTGCTAGTCAGTTTTTAGAGGTAGCAGGTTTGACAATGGAAGATTTAAAAATAAGAGCATTAATAAAAGATGCTTTGTATTATAGATTTATAACTACTAAAGCAGGTGGTTGGATTGAACCAATTGACAGTGGTATTAGATTAGGTAAAAGACCTTCTGAGGTATTAGAGTTTTTAAAGAAACCTGAGAATGATGAAGCCTTATCATCTATTTTAGAAAAAGTAGAACCATATTGGAATTCTTAAAATATAAATAATGAATAATAATACGCTTTTAATAAAACTAAAACAAAGGTTAAATAAACTAGATAGTCAAGATTTTGACAATATAGAATGTTGGCAATTTGTGGAAGCTTTTAATAAGGCGCAAGTTGAATGGTGTAGAAGAAATTTACACGGGGGTAATATGTATAAAGAAGGTGATGAGTTGTCTAAAAAAAGAATAGATGACTTACAACCTTTATTAATTGAATTATCTTTAACAGGAACAACAACAGATTCTTATTTTGAAACTAATAATTTTCCAGTAGAAACTTATTTGGAATTTAAAAAAGTTAGTGCGGATGCTAAGACTGAATGTTGCCCAGCTAGAGATATGACAGTTTATTTGGCAGAAGAAGCAAATGTAAATTTACTTTTGAGAGATCCTTTAAAGAATCCAGATTTTGAATGGGGTGAAACATTTTGTACTATGATAAATAATACAATAAGAATCTATAGAAATACAGACTTTACAATAGTTAATCCAGTATTAACTTATTATAGACAACCTGTATACATAGAAATATTAAATTGTGTTGATCCATATACAGGACAAGTATCATTGGTCAATGTTGAGTGTGAATTTAAAGATGATTTAGCAGAAGTAATGTTAGATGATGCTGCTGCTATTATTGCTGGTGATATAGAAAGTGTATATCAACAACAAAGAGCACAAGCTGCTGCTGAAAGAAATAATTAAAATTTGATATACAATTAAATTTTTGTATATTATTATAGTAACACAGAAGTTACGAACAGAGTAAACTGTTAAAATCATTATATATAACCAGTGGGGGTAATGGTCCTCACATAAATTAATTAATATGGCATATTTTAATAATGCGTTTTACAAAACGTTCGTGGCATCCTCAACTGAAGCAGTTGCAGGTGTGTCAACTTCTTTGCTTGCTGCAGGGGAGTTAGGGCTTGTGAAAGATTCTGATTGGACAACAATGGCCATTCCAGGAGCTGCCTTACCGGCTAATTCACACGCTTACTTGGTTCAAGGAAGTTTCTACACAAAAGACACGATTGGTAACAATCCAGGTCATGGTGGATACCAAGAATCAGTAAAATCAAAAGGTATTAACCCTAAGTACATCTCAAGAGTATGGGCTGCAGATTGTTTAACTGCTCAGCAGGCAACTGCTTCTTTAGCTTTAGGTGCTGAATGTACTCCATGTGGAACTACACAATTCATGAGAATGGATGTGAAAGGTTCTCCAGCATTACGTTTCTTAAATCACAATGCTTATGCAATTGGTGATTCTGCAAACATTTGCTGTATTGATGGACAAGAATTTTTAGATCCTGCATTAGTGTTAGCTACTGAAGCTGCACAAGTTGTTGGAAATGGACTAATGAAAGATGATGTAGGATACCAAGCTGGTAATCCACTAATTACTCCATTTGTAGCTGAGGCTGATTTGAATGGTGTTGATGTTGCAACTTTATCTGGTGGAGTAGGTTATTCTGTTACTGTTGGTGCTGCTTCGGCTGCAACTACTGTTGCTTCTCCTGCTGTAGGATCCGGAGCTAAAATTAACATCTTAACTGTAAGTGGAACAGGTGTTATTTTAACATTTAGTTATGCAAGTGTTGGTAAAGGTTATGCAGTTGGTGATGTATTAACTGTTGTTCAAGCAGGTTCTACTACTGATGCAACTTTAACTGTTACTGCTATAAGTGAAGGTGGTGTTATTGTAAATGTAACTGATGCTGCTGGTGCAGTAGTACAAAATATATACAGTATTGCACAAGCACAAGGTAAAGCTGCTTCTGGAAACTATGTAGCTTCTACAACTCCAAACGCTGCTGCTGCAACAGTTGATGCTGTAGTAAATTTTGTTGGAGCTTATGTTAGTACTAAATTTGGAGATTGTTCTTTTGACACAAGAGATCACTTTAATGCAGAACCTGTTGAAATCATTGCAAGTATCCTAGATGAAACTGGAGATCCATGTAACGATTGTGGAACTGCTGCTAGTACTCCAGGTCAAATGCAAGCAACTCAAGGTGAGGCAGTAATTAGAGACTTAATTTTATCTGAAAGATACCGTCAATCTCCTTATAATCAAGGAAACGCTGACAGTGCTAGAATCAGAGAAATTGAAATGTCTGATGAGCTTCTTGCTGCTGTAGATAGAACTGCAACTTATAGAGCTTTCTATATTCAACATGTTGTACCAAGATTCAATAACCCAAGTGGTGTTTTTGATAATGATCAATATGTATATCAAATTTATGTAAAATGTTCTGATGCTGCGGCAATTGCTGCTGTATTAGCATTAGCAAATCAAGTTGTTACTTTAGCAAATGCTGCTGGTAATAATATTGCTCTTGAATCAGATTTAGGATAAATTTAATATTACATAAGCCTTAGTTATTGCTAAAGCTTTTAAATTAATTAGAGCAGGGGTTACAAAACTCCTGCTCTTTTTATTTTACAATCTCTAGTTTTTTTTGTATATTATTAATATAGTGTATTAAAGCAAACATGAAATGGCAAACAAGCATATATTAAGTCTAGAAATTCCCACAGTATCTAACTGTGATTTATTATGTATTAAGGATACAAGTCAATACTCAAAAGACTTAGCGGTAGATTGTGAGGAACTCTTAATCACATTACCTGGGTACTCAGTACCAGTACTTCTTAAAGTAGATAGTAAATTTGATATGTGTTTAACAGCATGTACATTAGCTTTACAAAAAGATGATTGTGGTACAACACAACAAAAAATTCCAGATGGTATATATATCATAAGATATAGTGTATCACCAAACACAAAAGTATTTGTAGAATATAATCATTTAAGGGTAACAAGATTGTTAACCACTTACTATGAAGTATTATGTGATCTTGATGTGCAAGCATGTCAACCAGACACTAGAAAGCAAGATATTTATACAGAATTAAGTTACATAAAAACAATGATAGATGCAGCAGTATCTAATGTAGAATATTGTGAATCTCCTGCACAGGGAATGCAGTTATATAATTATGCAAAAGCAAGATTAAATAAAATAGCTTGTCCATCAGGTAACTGTGGTTCAAGTTCTAAATATTCATTTTAATAACCATTTAATAACCAACAAAGATTATGGCAAATTGTACTAAATGTAATAAAGTTTTTACATGCGGATGTCAAAAAGCTAGTTTAAGTGATGGATCAATAGTTTGTAAAAATTGTAAATCAGAGATAGAAAATACTGCTGATGCTACAAGTGATTTATCAAGAGAATTAGCAAGGCAACAAATACAGAATTTAAGAAGTTAAAAATATATGGCAGCCTCAACTATACAAATATCAGATAATTCTGCACAAAAAGCAAAATTAAAACTGAGCAAACGAATCCAAATTGAAAAAGATTTTGCTAATCAAGCATACATAAATTTCAAGGCCGTAAGGTTTGGTATATCTGCATGCTGCTATACTGATTTTGAAACAGCTACAAACAACAAAGATTTATGTGATTGGCAAAATTCTGCTAGTACAAAAGTTGTTATAGCTACAGAAATACCTGGAATATTTGTAGAACCATTAGCTAAAGTAAATTTAAAAGCAAGTATGTCTTGCCCAGATACTCCAACTAATGTATGTACAGTTTTAGATTTAGAAGAAATATTAATAGCTGATAGCACCTACACACAATGTTTTGAAGTTGCAGCAGCTCAATGGACTATCACTCATAACTTAGGAAAGTATCCGTCAGTTACAGTAGTTGATAGTGCAAACACAGTTGTGGTTGGTAATGTAGATTATACAACAAGCAACTCATTAGTAATAACTTTTAATGCTGCCTTTTCAGGGTGTGTGTTCTTAAATTAAAAAATAAAATAAATATAAAATAAAATGGCAGTACAATTTTTAACCGGACTAAATGTAAATGGTAATATTAATATTAATACCAACCAATTACAGAACGTAGTAATACAACCTTTAGCGGCTGACCCTGCTGGGATTGATGGGAGGATCTATTATAATTCAGGTACAAATAAATTAAAAATTTATAATGGTACAGATTGGGTAGCATTCCAAACAGGAAATGATCAAGTAGTAACTTATGATTTAACAGGGGTTGGATCAACAAATGGAACAGCAGGTGTTAGGCTTACTGGTTCTGATGCATCAGTAGATGATGTATTAGTAGTTGGTGCAGGTACAACTACTGTAACAAGATCAGGAAATACATTAACAGTAACATCAAATGATTCAGCGGTTGGTACAGTAACATCTGTTGCAACTACTCATGGTGGTAATGCATTTACAGCAACAATTGGTAATGTAGCTACAGTTAATCCATCGGTTGATATAGCAATGGCAGGTGATGCTACTCAGTATGTCAATGGAGCGGGTGATTTAATTCTTTTGAGTACTATTCCACAAGGAGATGTAACAGAAGTACAAGGTGGTACATACATAACTGTAACAGATGAAACAGGTCCAATACCTATTGTTAATCATGATGCAACAAGTAGGACTGATACAACAAGTACTGCAGCTCCAGCATCGGGTGCTACATTTACAGCAGTAGATAGTGTAACCTCAAATCTAACTGGTCACATTACAGCACTTAATGTTAAAACAATTACACTTCCAACATCGGATAACTACGGTTCTTGGAATTTAGGTGGTGATTCAGGAACGGCTGAGTCAATATTAAGTGGTGATACTGCTACTTTTGCTGGTGGAACAAAAATTACTACAGCAGTAGCAGCAACTGATACTTTAACAATAACACATGATTTAACAACTAGAACAGATACAACGTCTACGGTAAGTGCTAATGCATTTACAGTTGTAAACTCTGTTGCAACAGATGGTACAGGTCATGTTACAGCTGTTGATATAAAAACAGTAACCGTACCTGATAATAATACAACATATACTTTACCTGTAACTGCTGGGTCAACCACAGCTCCAAAATCAGGTATAATAACTTTAACTGGTAGTGACGGATCAACAGATCCTGTAACCTTTAAAGGTACTACAAGTAGAATTGCAGTATTAGGTGATCCTTCAAGTTCAGAAATAATTATTGATTTACCGGATGATGTTGTAATAGTAAATGATTTATCAGCTGGTGGTAACTTAGCTATAACAGGAACAGGTTCATTTACAGGTCAAGTAACAGTTCCTCTTGTACCTTCCGCTGATGCACATGCAACATCAAAACAATATGTAGATCAATCAAACCTTGGTCAATCAGTATTTCAAGGTGGATATAATGCTGCTACAAATACTCCAGACTTAGATACGGCACCTTCTAATCTTATTAAGAAGGGTTGGTTCTGGGCAGTAACAGTTACAGGAGATTTCTTTACAGAAACTGTACAACCAGGGGATTTAATTTATGCTGATCAAGATGATCCAGGAGCAACATTTGCAAACTGGGTTGTGGTTCAATCAGGGCAAGATATTGCAACGGCAGGTGCACAAGCTAGTGCTATTAGAGGTATCTCTGCATATGACAGTACAAACTTTTCAGTAGATGCTAGTGGTTGGGTTACATTAAATCCACAAGGTAATGCAAATGGTAGAAGAGTAAATTTAGATGATGGTGGAAGTGCTTCTCCTGCAACTAGCCCTGTTACACGAACAGAAACAGGGACAAGTCCAAATATTGTCACTACCTTTACAGTAGACATTCGTGATGCATCATTATTTGGAGCATTAGCAGAAGCATCAAGAGTTAAAGTAGAAACAACTGACTATGCAGCTCCTTTTGCAACTGTATACCCGGATGTAACAAGAAGTGGTAGTGGTACAATAATAATTACTATGAATGACGCTATTGCAGTTAACACATATTCTTTACTACTAAATTACGTGTAGTATAATAAAATATAAAATATAAGCATGGCATTAAGATTTTTAAGAGGTGGATATTTTGCTGGCTCAGTAGGTATAGGTACACAAACCCCTACTGCTGTATTAGATGTACTATCAAAAACAGATAATAGATATGTAAGATTTAGAGCTCCTAATGGAGAAGAAAGATTTGAGTTTTATATAGGTAGTACAGGTAATAGTTCTAGGCTTTCTATGTTTCAATCTGATGGAACTACAGAAGGAGTAAAAATTTCATCATCGGGTGATTCTTTTTTTAACGGAGGAAATGTTGGTATTGGAATAGCAGCACCAACTAAAACTTTAAATTTACAATGGGATAGCAGTAGTGTTGATCCACAAACAGGAGAAGGTTTAGGTGGAGGTGTAACGGGTAAAGGAGTTTTATTAAGAAACTCAAATGCAACTGTTGGCACTTTTGCTAATTTAGATTTTAGAGCTAACAATGTTGACGCAAGAATAGCTGTTACTCACAATGCTACAAATAATGGTGACTTTCATTTTATATTAGATAACACAACAGCAAATCCATTAACAAGACTATTTATTGAAGGAGAGACTGGAAACGTTGGGATCGGTACGACTAGTCCTGATAATACGCTTGATGTTGTTGCAAGTGATGTTAATATTACGCCTAATGCAGAAAGCTCTGCAGTGTTTAGAAGAAATGGAAACAATTACCTTACAATATTAAGTAATGCTTCTAACGAAGGAGGAATATTGTTTGGGAACGCAGTTGATGATAATGATGGTAGTATATCATACAAGCATAACACTCAATCTATGCAATTCGCAACTGCTGATGTAGAAAGAATGCGTATTAATTCCTCTGGTAACGTTGGTATTGGGACTACTAGTCCTATTGGATGTTTAGATATAGATGATACTTTTAAATTAGAAGGTAATTTTAGATTAGGAGATAGTACTGTTTATACTGGTGGATGGGCAAGAGGAATGATTACTCTTTATCAAAACACAAGTACTGGAAGTAAAAACTTTGTAAGACAAGGAATGCTTGGAACTGATGATACGCTTAGTTATTATTGGCATTCTATGGATACAACAACTACCACACCTTGGAGTGTTAATGCTTTTAGAATATATCCTAATAATAATGTTATTGCTGGTTTTCTTGACGGTAAAGTTGGGATAGGGACAACTAATCCTGGAGCTAAATTAAATGTAGCAGGAGATGTATTAATAGATAGTGGAGAATATATATCTTGGGGGACAGTAGGAGCAACTTCAATAGAAGGAAGTACAGCCAGTAATAAGTTACAGTTTAGAACAAATAGTTCTGACAGAATGATTATCAATGACACTGGTGTAGGTATCGGTACAACATCACCGAGTTCTAAACTAGAGGTTGTTGGTAGCGGTGGAACAGTGTTAGATATCCAAGGAAGTCAAGGGCAATTATTCTCTGTAA